TGTACCAAATCCTTCATCTATAACAAGGAAATTTGGTCTTGGAAGGTTACATACGTTGATTAGAGCAACTCTGATTGCCAAACCACTAATAAACCTTTCCATACCACTACACATTTCCAAACTCCATCTTTGGTCACCATACACAAGATATGCATTAATGTTCTTACCATCGATTTCTAGTTGCATTCCGAAATCTACAATCTGTCCTAAGATATTGTTTACTTCACCTTCTAACATAGGTAAAGCCTTTTCAATCAACTCATATGATACACCATCTCTACTTAATGCATTTAAATAGTAATCATACAACTTACTTTGAGATTCAAGGTTTTTAACCTCATTTATCCTATCTTCGATTGTTTCTTTTTGATTTTGAAGTGCAGATATTTTACCATTTAATTTTAGAATATCTGTATTGTATCCTTTAAGTTCATCTTTTACAATTGTAATTTTTTCTCTAACACCAGATATATCATTTCGTATTTCTTTGTTCTTTTGTATCTGTTTTTCGTGTTTGTAGTACTCTTGTACAAGATACTCTTGCTGGGAGATTTGTGATTGAAGCTTGTATTCTTCGGTTTCTGTTGTTGATAACTTGTTAATAAGTGTACTTATTTCTCTATCAATCTTATCTTCTTTTTCTTTTGCCTCTTTTAAGTTTTCCCACTCTTTTTCGTAACTTTTTAAAGAATCGATTTCGATATTCAAATCTAACTTTTGTTTTTCAAAATCTTGTAAATAACCTTCACCATCTTTTATTTTTGTTTCTACCTCTGATTTTGTTTCTAAAATAGATTTAGAATTTTCCATACAAATATCACATTCTTCATTGTATTTATGTGAATCTAGGTGTTGTTTTCTTTCATACAAAGATTCTAGTTTAATGTTAACTTTTTCTATTTCTGTATCAACATGCGTTAAATCTGTTTGTAATCTTTTTAATTTTGTGATTCCTTCTTCTAAATCTTCTTCATCAAATTTATCAAGAATTTCATCTAAATCTATGTGTAATTTTTCTCTATGGTCTAATCGTTCTTGTAGAGATGTTTTCTGTTTTTCAACAGATTCTTTTTTATTTTTTAAATTATTTAATCTTTTTTCTAATTCTTCAATCGATACACCACTATCAGAATTTAGTTTAACAATCTTCTCATTTAGTGATAAAAGTCGTTTATTCAGTAGTTCATCCTCCTCGTTTAATGCCTTTTGATTTAACTCTAAAAGTTTATAATCGTTTTTGTTTTCTTTTAATCGAGTATCGATGTCGGCAAGTTTTTGAGTGAAATCATCACTCTTAAATTTTCTGATAAGTGTTGCATTATCTCTGTTTTCATCACTTGCTAGTTGATATAGTTTATCGAAGATATCTACACCAATAAATTGAGAAAGAGTTTCTTTTCTTTCCGATTGTGATTTATCAATGAACAATGCGTTGTTACCTTGTAGTGAAAGTGTTGTTAGTACAAAGTCCTCGAATTTACCTAAATACTTCTCAATATTCTTATTAGTTTCTCTACGTTGTTCACCATTAAGAGATTCGATTATACCCGCATCTTCTTTCCAAAAGTTTACATCAACTTTTAAATTAGTACCTCTTCGTGTCCATTTAGCAGTTCTCTCAATATAGAAGTTTACACCATCTATTTCAAAATTAAACTTACAATAGAACTTATCCTTACGATTGTTTAGGATGTTTTTTGATGAGGCAGTACGAGATGTTTTATCGTAAATACAGAAACAGAGTGCATCAAATAACGATGATTTACCACTTGCGTTTGGTGCAAAGATTCCGATGATTCCTTGTCCTCTATCGAATCTAACTAGGTTATTTTCACCATATGAGAACATATTAGAAAACTGAAAATCCTTTGGTGTCCATAAAATGTTTTCAGCAAATTCGTGATTTGAGAACTGAGAATTTAGTTCTGTATTTATTTCTTGTATCTTATCTAGTTCTTCTGGTTCTAGTAAATATTGTCTTTGTAGGTAATCTCTGATTAACTGATTCTGAAAGGTCTCTTCTCTAACATTACCAACAATATTTTTATTTATCTTAGTGTTTGTTTTTAATTGTCCTATTGTATCAGTTCTTGTTACTGTAACCTCTTGTACCTTGAATAATTTCTTTAATTCAGTAATACAACGTTTCATATCACTAGCTTCTGTTTTAGTGAAACGTAAACGTAATCTTGGGTGTTTTGGAAGTTTTGTACCAATCTCATCATAAACCCATTGTGGTATCTTACCATCAACTACATCAACAGTTAAGAACCCATAATCATTATGAATGTGATGTTCTGTAAATGTTCGTGTTGGAATATCCCAAAGTAAGTATCCATGATTCTCTAGTAACTCACCATGATTTTGTTGAACCATAGAACCAGCATATGCAACGTGCTCATATCCTTCACCAAACGTTTGTCTCTTATGAATATCACCCAACATGGCCATATCGAATCCATCAAACATATCTACATGAAATGAGTTTGATGATACGGTATAGCCGATATCAGTTTGGGCTTTGTTTACTGGTCCATGAAATAAAACGATTTTATTTTCTCCATCAATGGTATCTCCTTTAGGCCAATTTTCCTTGTTATCCAATATAGAATAAACGCAGAAAGTAAGATTATGGATATTATAGACACCAGTATCACGAAGATAATGAATTCGATTATTTCGAAGGTTTTCGATAATAGGTGTGAGTACATCGAGTCTATGGGAATTATTTAGGTTACAATCATGGTTACCTGTGATTAATACTACCTCTCTTAACTTTGCACATTCTGATAAGAACCAACTTATTTCATGTACAAGTTCAGGTGACATCTCTGTTTTGGCATGAGCAATATCACCCGCAATATAGATGAGAGAATCCTCTATATTATCTTCTTTAACTTGTTTTAAAAAATTCTTGAATATGATTTTATATTCTTTGTGTCTTTGGAGATTTCTGATATGTAAATCTGCCAAATGATAAACTTTATTAATTATCATATAACTTGTTTGTTTATTATTTCTCTGAAAGCACTTACTTGTCTATGAGATAAAGATTTCATTAATTCTTGATTGTGTTGTAAATCTTCTCTACATCTCCAATATCTGCTGTGTAATTGTTTTATGGAAAGTTTTCCTATTTCTTTTACGTTTTCTAATGCCATCTTTGTTCGTGTAAGATGACAATCTATTTTATCATAACTTAAATCTATCAACCCATCGAAATCTAATTTGAATCCAAGTTTTTGTAATACTTCAATCAATCCTTTTTGACCTATAAAGATTGGTATTAAGAAAGCCATAAATGGTTTAAATATTTTTTCAGATGTATATATCTCATCTCCATCACCACTCAAACTAGTACATCCAATTATTTCTACATACGAATTAGAAGTGTATGGTAGTGTAAATGCATATTGGTCTACATTGGATAAATTAGGAATATAATCTAAAACCACTGGCAGTTGTTTTAAGAGAGCTTCATGTTCTTCGTTAGTATAATATGGTTTTATATCTTGTTCGATGAACTCATCTAATCTAAGTGATGGATTCACATCTCTATTAAAAAGTATTTGTGTAAAGTTTTTATAATCAATTTCCCAATCTTTGTTATGATTACAATTTTCATCGAAGATATTGTATGCATTATATGAGAAGAAAGAATCTTTCATTAAATCATTATCTTCTAATGTTTTTTGAATTAGAGTCCTCTGTATTTTATATACTCCATTATGTGATAAAAACTTCTTTGCTCTTAACATTTGTTCATATCTATGGAAAACCATTTTAGATAACCATCGTATATCTTGATAACCACCATTGAACAAATAAAAATTGTAAGAATCTTTTATTGTATCATCACTCCAATTTTTTAAAGAGTATGTTGGAGATATTATTTTTAATTTGTTTTTACTATATGCATCATTAGCACTGTAACCAGTATCGGGATGCATTACAATAATATTTTCAGAATTTAACTTTTTTGAAAACTCATACAACTGAGGATATGGTAAGTGTTCACCATTAGCTTTTCTTGTAAATGATGAATCTATTATTAGTGTATCCTCTGGTTTACACTTAGAGTTGATATAATCAATTTGTTTTTGTTTTGAAAGATATTCATCAAAGTTCATATCTATTTCTAAATTATCAATCACAATTGATTCGTAGGGTAAATTAGTTGCTTTTAACATATCTACCCATTGTACATACAACCCTTGATTGTATGGTTTATCTATAATGTATATCATAAACCTTTTAGTTTCTGTAACACCACATCTTCAAACATGGTTTTTTTAGTATCTTTTAGTATTTTATTAACGTCAGAGAATCCCATTTCTCCTGCATCTTTTTCGGTAGGTAGTACATTTGTAACTGTAATTCCATTGTTCATAAAATAATTTACATAATAAAGTGCTTGGTTTTGTGCATCTTTATCTAATAGAATTTTTATTTCTTTTATCCCCTTTTTATATATACTATCCATTAGGGTTTTTGGTATAAATTTACCTAATAAAGGAATAGCATTTCTTTTGATTGCTATTGCATCAAAAACTCCTTCACAAAGTGTAATAGGTTCTTGCCAGTTGATTTGATTTTCGAATATGGTAACATTCTTCGATACTGGCGGATTTTTGTATTTAAACTTTTCCTCAGAGAATACAGACCTTGCGATGAAGTAATTGAGTCTACTATCTCCATCATAACTCGGAATAATAATACGATTGGTGTAAATACCACTATCACAATAACCAATATTATAACGAATAATATCTTCCTTAGTAATACCTCTCTCCTTTGCATACTGAATAGCCTTTTTGTATGTAGGATTGAATAATCCTTTTGGTTTTTCTAGTAGAGATTTAAACTCTGAGGGTAACCTTAGTTCTACCTTTTCTTCTTTGGTAGATGTTGATGAAATAATATAATCATCACCATATATTTCGTAAACTTTTCTAATTCTCTTAGAATCAACATGCAATCGTTTTAAGAGAGTTTGAATCTTTTTACCTTTTGCATCACAAACCCAACAATGCCATTGTTGTGTATTTAAGTTTATTTGTAATTTCTTTTTATGATGATGACAGAATGGACAATGATGTGCTTGTTCATCACCCTTCATAGAAGTACCTACTCCTAATATATCATCCAATATGTTAATTATAACCGACTTATCTCGTTGTGATAGCATTATTTGTACAATTTACAGAGCTAATATAATAAAAATATTTGAAAGCTCAATGGCATTTTTAATTTTTTTTGCTAAAATTCTAAATCCTTTCTAAAAAACTTACCTAGTAGATTATCATTTAATGATTCTTCTCTTTCTAAACAATCATGTCTAAATTGTTCTTTTAGTTCGTAATATGTTAGTGATTTTTTAGTAGTACAGTATTTTAGAATTTGTTTGTGTGTCTCTAACCACCCTTGTACTTCTTTATTAGAAGAGTTGTAATCAACCCATTTAGATTCTTTTATAACTTTTCTTTTTCTTTTATATCCTTTTAATGGTGGTAGTGTTCTATGTGAATATAAAGATTTTTTACCAATATAGAATTGGCCAGTTTCTTTGTTTGTAATTTTGTATATGAATCCGATAGTACCATCTGGCATATCTGAAAGTTCATTTACTGGTTTACCATTATAGTGCCATGCCATAGTCAAAATTTTGGAAATCCTTTCTGTATTTATTTCTTACGAATTGTACAACTTTAGGATTTGTGTAACATCTTTTTTTGTAATAATCATACATATCCATATTTGGAAATGTATCTTTTATAGTATTCTGATTTAGATATGGTAGAGTTGTTGGTTCTATATCAATCTTGTCAAAAATATATTTTAAACTTGAATCAAGATTTTCATACTTTCCAACATAATCTATTCTATCTAACTTTCCATTATATTCCAACCAATCAGTTTGAGTATCAAAAAAGTAATCCCATTCTTGATGGTTTTCTATAAATTGCTCAATAGGAATCTTTCCATGTTCACGAATATGTGAATAAAACAATGATGCAAATCGTGTAAATGGGTTTCTAACGAATCCAAATACAAATTTGTTCCCCAAGTTCCTTTGAGAGTTTAAACGTCCATGTGTTGAAAGAAAATCACATTTATACTTTTGTAAAATGTGAGACAACGATGTACCTCCTGTTTTGGGTACATGAACGTATAACCATTTATCCGATGATAAAAGTGCCAAGTATTATCTTTTTACTGAATCGGAGTATTTGCTGAGGTTTACTTTACCGCCTCTAGCTCTTTCTAGGTTTGACTCTTTTCTCAATTCTTTACCACCATCAAGTTCGATAGGAGTTTTATCCTTATCTTTACCTAGTGGATATTTTGAGTAATCTGAGCCTTTATATAAATCTTCTATTGATGCCATGATTATTCTACGAGTTTAAATACTTTTGCGTCTGCGTTACCTGAGATGTACTCTGCGTCAAAAATTCCATCATCATAAGCATAGATTTGTCCTTCACCTTGTGAAGTAATCCACTCCTCGATATTTTCAACAGTTTCTAATACGTTTTGGTCTTTGTCTAAAATTTGATAAGCCATAATTATGTGTCCAGTTTTATTAAAAAATTAATTGGATAATCAGGAAGTATTTTTACAGGTCTTGCAACTTTTGCAATTGCCAATAACTCCGAATCATCATTATATAACCCTATGGATGTAACATAAGTTGTTAAATACGAACCGGTTGGGTCATATGAACTACTTGCATTGTAGTCATCAAAACTACCTGTTGCATTTCCATAGCTACTATAAATATAGGATTTTTTTCTAGGAGTAAAGTTTTTTATATTTTCAACATAAGGATTACCTCTTTCATCTGTTTGTGTATGTTCAAAAGATTGAGTTGTTATGTTAAAATAATCTACTGCTGTTGGGTTTGTTGATGTTGTAAACTCTCCAGCATCTATACTAACTAATACTTCTAGTTCTGATATTGTTGTTGTTGATTTAAATTTTAATTCGAATTCTTGTAACATATCTGGATTAGTACCAGTATCAAGAATTAAATCACCACTTTGTTGGAATAACTGTCCATAGGTTTCTGTTGCACCATCTACTTGGTCTAATATTGTTAATGGTGTAGAAAATGAGATTTTATTAGAACCTTGATTTAACGTTACCAATGTTGGATTTGGTGATTCACTTACACCATCATAAGATACCTCAACCTCGCCAGTGTTAAAATCAATAGATTCAATTAATATTTCTGTATTGTCATCATCATCTAATATCATAATACCAGTTGAAAAATCAAACGATGTGTAATTGTATTCTGGTGAAGTATTTGTTATTGTACTACTATCTTCGTTATCAACGATAGTTAATCCACTACCACTATCTACTAACTCAAATGAACCAGGTAATATTGCCTCACCCCTTACACATTGTGAAAAGGAAAGAACACTCATTGTTGTTGGTGCCTCAGTTACATATACTTGTTTACTTGTAAATCCTCCTGCGTGTTCAAATAATGAAGCAGATAGATTATAATATCTAGCTTTTGTTGAATTGTAAATTGCTCGTTTAGAGAATCCAACAAAACTTCCACTCGCTCCAACGACCGGGTCTGTATCTACATCATATGCACCAGCAACATCATGTACTTGATATACATCAACATCATCTTGAGTTAACTTTACTTCCTTGTTAACTTGAAATGTTCTACGAACTACTTGGTCTTGTGGTATTTTTTTAAACATATAGTTATCCCTCTATATAAATATGTAGAAATAAAAAACCCCACTCGTGGTGGGGTTAGTAGTTTGAGAAGTTACTTTTAGAAATCAAGTTTTACTTTGATTAGAACTTCTTTGTCGAATGATTTAGCAATCGGCTTTGATGTTTTTGCAATTGCAAGTAATTCAGATGCATCGTTATATAAACCTACTGAAGTAATAAATACTTTAGGGTCTTTCTTGAATGCCTCGTATTTAATTGAACTATCTGAACCACTTATGAATGTTGGGTTATTAGAGTAGTTAAACTCTCTGTTAGTTGCTCTTACGAAGTAATGTGAGGTAGAAACGTTTTCTGTTCTTCTTGCTTCGAAATCTCCTCCACTAACGATTGCGTTATATAATTGTCCATGATTTTCATATTCAGCATTTACTGCCAAGTTTGGTTCAACACCAATTGAAGCAGATACTGCAGTTGGGTTAAGAATAATTAACCCTTGGTCTGGATAAAATTTACCAAATCCTTGTCCATTTGAAGCAGTTGTAGAATGTACTGTTGCAGCTACATCAGTTCCTAAGTTAAGAGAACCACTTACTACATCAAATACTCTACCGGCTTTTCCAACTTTATCCGAAAATTTCTTTCCACTATTATCTATAAGTGTTGTAACGAATGGTGCATGTGAACCACTAAGTTTCAATGACCAGTTACCAGCATCCATAGATTCTTTATATCTTGCTCTTGCAACATTGATTACATAGATATCTGGAATATCTACTGAATCTGTACCATCAGAACCTAATACTGTAAATAAAGTATCTGTTTGGTCAAGTAGTACACTTCTATATTGGTTGTAAGTAGCTTTTGAAGGAAAGGTTGCGTCATCACTATTGGCCAAGGAAATAGAACCACTACCACTAACGTGTCCATATGCTACAGCAAACTGATTAGATGAAGTGGCAGCTGAATTATATACGTTGTAGTAATAATCACCACTTGCAGCAGTTGTTTGATTAGATGCAGTAAAGAAAGATGTTAACGAACCAGTATCGCCAGTCCAAAGACCAGTTGTTACTACTTCTATCTTACCCGATACTGTATCGAACTCTCCAAATTTCTTGAAGATACCATTGTTGATGTTCCCACCTGCGGTTGAGATTTTATCACCACCTTGTAGGTATTGATTTAAAATGTTAACTAACTGTTCAGATGCAACTGCACCACCAGTCTGATTCAAATAATTTTGAATTGCTGATGTTAGATTTCTTCCGTCTTGTCCTGTTACTGTGGCCATATCTTATATTTTTCCTTTTATGCTACATATTTTACTGTGACTGGTATTGTTTGTGACCCTCCGGTCTCATTACCATAAACAGTAATAGTAGTTTGAATAGTTGATGTTAAATTAGGGTTTGGTATAAACTTAAATACTCTACCCGTAACTACGGCTGCTGTTGTTGTTACTTCATCTCCTAAGAAGATTGGTGAAGTTCCAGCAGAAGTTGTTGTACCACTTCCGATAATACTTCCAGCTTCTTTGTTTGCCAATACAACAGTATAACCTGCAGTTGTGTTACCACTTGGTGAAGTAGTTGGTGTTAATGCAACTTCTCCCTCATCTTGACTAACAGAAATGTTAGGTACACCAAAAGAAACTTTTGGAATACGAGTTGTATTCTTTGGTAGTGTTACCAATTTATATCTCATTACTTGAGTTTCATCTGGTGAAGCTTCAAGTACTGGTATTGCTTTAATTGCTGAATCATAAAACGCTGAGCCTTTTGGATGAGCTGGTTCGTATAAACCATAATCAATCTCGTCATCGGCCAACGCAAATTGTGTAATGTTCAATCCTTGTCCGGCAGCTAATTTCTCTCTACCTTTCTTTGTTAGGATTGCATCTACTGTTATCGAAGTATTGTCTAAGTAAGCCATAGTTTGTTTTTCCTTTTACCTTTCAGTATATAAATATAACATTTTTTAATTTTAAATATTATTCTACTTCTAATATTGGTTCTCCACTACCTCTACCACTATCAGAAACTTTTAAATTGTTAGGATTTGTAACAAAAGTTTCGAAAGCAGGGCCACCATCTATTGTAGTAGCTTGAGATTGTTTACAACCATTGAAGTAAGAATTCTCTAATCCTGTTGATGTATCTTTAGAATAAATATAATGTGAACCAAGATTCCCGTCTACAGGTTCAACTGAAACTATATTTCCGGCAACACTTGGAGCCGAACCTGATATAGATACATATGATAATTTTTTAACTTCAGTAGTTACTTGTGTATCAGTATAACCACTTGTTTGGTCAGAACTATTATTTAATATTGGGAATGTATCTGGTACATTTTCAGTTATTAAATAATACTTTCTTCTTTCTTTATCTCTACCATTTGGAGTTAAGAATGTAACTTGTGCATGTCCATTTACTGCAGTTATTCCAAATCCTTCATTATAATAATCACCATTATCTTGTGGTGGAACAGTTTGGAAACTATCTCTAACATATTGTCCTACTGCAGAACCACTAAGAGGTGATGGTATATTAAATATTATTGATGCATCATTATCGTTATTTGCTAGAATTTCTTCTGATGCAAATGTTGGTAAGTTTGAACCACTTAATGAACCATCGAATGTTGAGTATGAACCAGATAGATTATTTACAAAATCAAAATCAATAGTTGAATCAAACCCAGCATTACTACCACTTAGGTTTTCTACAAACTCATGACTCATTGTAGTTTCATAATTTATATTTACACCATCTAGGTCTGGATTTAATTCTGATGCTGTTAATTCACCATTAATAATCTCTGAAGTTGAACTTATTTCTATTACAGAGTTTTTAGAAATATCTTCAACACCCACTAACTCTTCGAATACAAGTCCACTAGGTGGTCTATTTCTCTTTTTATTTCTTTCAAGTAAATGAGGTTCTATCAATAAACCAGTAGTTGATTTTGACCTACCTGGCATTGAAAACATAAGTGTATCGAATAATGTACTATCTATATATTTTATTAAGTTATAGAATCCATCATAGTTGATAGTATATTTCTTAAAGAAATCTTGTCTAAACCTTTTAAGTTCGTGATACTCTTCATCATAATATGCACATGGGTCTCCAATAAAATCATCAATCTTAAAAGTACTACCTAGTGCTTTTGTTATATCTCTATTGATATTATTTGTAGGTGATATAAACATACCGATTCTATTTGAATCAGTTGCCATATCTTTTAAGTTAGATTTAGATGCACGTGCCTTTGGTGATAATTCAGATTTAAGTACTTGTGTTGTTAACGATATTTTATCTGCAGCAGCTAAACCTGTACTAGGTACTACTCTAGTTCTTTCAACTTCTTTCGGTGCAAAAGATTCATATGGATATGTTGAACTTCTTGAGAAGTTACTCATTGTTACATGGGTTTCCCCATACAATGTAGATGCATCAGGTGCAACATTACTATAAGAACCACTTGGTGCAAACGTATCGGTTTCTGATAAATCTTTTGCAACTTCAAAATCTAAGTTAACAAATAAATCTACTGTTGAACTAGATACAGAGTTACCATTGTACATATCAGGTGCTAGTACGTGCTCATCAAATATTGATTCTGATAATGCAGTTCTCCATAATTTTAGATTATCAAATTCACCATCGAACCCACCAAATACTAATTCAGAACCACTCTTCCAACCAGTCTCATCAACTGCAAGTGTAAGAGATGAAGATACTTGAGAACGTATTCTTTCTTGGAATGGTTCTTTTACAAACAATTCAAATAATTCATTTGAACCATTATCACTAACACTTCTTCGAATCATAAATGAATTTATTTCTTCATTAAAGAATGGAATAGTTGGTGTTGTCATACTTTCAGCTACACCACTACCAGTTATATGAAACTTGAACTTGGCAAGAGAACCAGTATCTTGTATCATTTCAAGGTAGTACATATCATTTCTGAAAATTACACCATCTTGTTTTGTATCTGTTTGTAAAGAAAATTCTATTGTTTGTGGGTAACCAGAACCAGTATGCCATGGAACTATAATCTCTGGATGATTAACTCCACTAGTCATTTTTAATCCAAATGTATTAACTTTTTCTGTTAATCTTGTTGGTTTAGAAATTTTACTTGGAGGTGGACCACCAAATTCTTGAATTCTTAAAATACTATCACTAATACCATATGTTGATAATATAGCTTTTAATCCACGAGAAGTACCTTTTGATTTATAAATGTAAGGTAAGTTATTTAATATTCTTCTCCAAATTTGTGCTTGTCTATCTTTACCAGTCATGATAGATTGAGTACTACCATCTGGTCTTTCAGTATTGTTGTTATTAAATTGTCCTAGAGCAAATTCCCATAAAGGTGCAGTATCCATTGTGGATTTTGGTTTGTATCCAAATGAACGTAACATCTCTCTAACTAATTCATCAGATACTCCATTGTTTTCTTTTTTATGTTCTAATACTCTTGCTCTGTTTATATTTTTAGTATATGTCCAAAGTATATCAAAGTGATGACCAATCATATCTAAGAATAATATGAAATCAGAATTTTCTTCATCATCTTTTACATATTGTGGAATATTGTTAGATAAGTAATTTATATTGTAGTAATCGTATCTACTTGCTTTAGAAACAGTTGTATCATACCACCCTATTGCATCTGAACTACCTGTACTTAATAAGGCACCATTTGAATCTTTAGGATAGGATAATGAACTTGTATTTGTATATAGGAAGTTTTCAAATCCATCAAATCCAGCTTTTACTTCATTTATTTTTCTTATCTGTCTTTCTTTTTCAGCAACTATTGATAATGATGTTGTTGCGTTATCAGATGATTCTAGTGATGAAGAAACGTTTACAAAGTTTTCAATCTGAGATGCCTTATACCAAAAGTTTTTTACTCTTTCTTCTGCAGAACCAAAGTGTGAAAATCTTTCCCATGCAAGAACTTGAGATGAACTATCATATACTGCTAAATCAGAATTGTATGTTACTGCACCACTAACGTATTGTATATCTAGTTTTTTAGTATCAATACCACTTTTAGATACAAATGTGTTTACTAATGTAGCATTTGTTTCTGTTCCACTTGCTAACATATCATCAAGTAGTTCATATCCCATACCAGTTGAAGTATCTAAACTAAAGTTTGGTGCTGCAAGTGGTGGGCAATAATCACTATCACTATCTCGTATGATTACCTCATGTATTTGAGGTTCTGATTGTATCTTCGTAATCCAAACTTGTTGATTTGGTTGTACAACAGTATCTAATGGTTCATATAGTTTTAAAACTAATGCATCAAATCCTACATCTGGTTTCTGAACATTCGTTGGTCTTTTTGTTTCTGGGTCTATCTCATATTCTCTGAATGTTTCAGTATCTTGTTCCCAATTAGAAATTACTTCATTATTAGTATCTCCAAAGTGAACTAAGTGAGTTAGATATCTTGAAGTGTACTCATCGAATCCTTTAACATTTAATTGTGCTGCTAAAGAATCACAGATATCCATGATTACTTTATTTCTATCTAGTTTTAAATCACCCTCATCAAATGTTATTAAAATCTTTTCAGTATTACCTTCTAGTAACTCAGAACCTTGTTGTCCATAAGGTACTAATAAGAATTCAAATTGATAAACATCTTTATTCTTTTTATATTTACCACTATATTTTACAAGGTCTTGTACGTTTAATTTTACTTTATCAACCTTACTAAAATTACCACCAATCCTTGTATTCTTATCATGTAAATAAACTTTTACATAATCTGTAAATACAGATTGGAATGAGAATTCAAATGGTACATTTAATCCTACAAAATCTGCACCTTGAATTCTTTTAGGATATCTAATATCTCTAATATCAGGATAATAACCAACTGTTTTATCAATAACATTGATTATTACTTGTTTTTCTGGTCCTTTTGTACCATCAGATGCATATGGACAGAAATTAACAATATATCTACCTAATCCTCTTTTAAAGTACGAAGATTTTAAAGTAAACATTCCATTAGTTGGTTGTTTTGTTACTTCTTCATCTGGTAGTTTAACATCTACTTGAGATGTTTCTGCGTTAGATGTATAAGGTATTCCAATTGAATCAGTTGATTTTATATTGAATTCAATCGTTTCTATACCTGGAAATACTTGTGGTGTTTTATTTTCTACTACCTTCTTACCTACTACTAATTGCCACTCATGTTCTGTACCATTACCAGTTACAGAGTTTGGTGAAGATAATAATAATGACCTAGAGTTAGGTTCTTTTTGAAATAATTTTGTTATTTTTCTATCACCTGTAAGTACAAATTCTATCTTATAATCAGATTTAATTTGATTGTATGTTAAGAATCCACCATTGTGAATTTCTAATGATTGATTAGTAAGATTTAGTTCAAATGTTCTTGGTGAAGTTTCAAGAGTTGTTAATATTACCTTTCCAATACTATCTCTAGTAGAACTAAAATCTCTTGAATCTTGTTGTGATGCATAATCTACACTTATTACAAGTTCAGGTGCTTCGTATTTTGGTGGGTCTATATCTCTAATTTTAGCAAAATCAAACTTTAAATCAAATTGAGAATCATCTTGTGGTACTAAGTCAAAGTCTACATTTCCTCGTATAAAATCATCTGGACTAATATTAATACTAAATCTATTTGTTTCTAATAAACTATTATTTTTGTAAAGATAAATCTCAAATCCACCATTTACAGCTTTATATTTTACTTGATAAAAACTTGTGGACATCCTAGATGAAAATCCATATAGTGCAGTTTCTCTTGTTTGATAAGCTGATAGTTTTGCCTTAATAGTTTTTGGAGAACCACCACCATTACTTCCTGGCCATCCACCATTTAGTTGTGGTGCACCACTAACTGATACTAAACCTGTACTTGGTGCGTTTTCTCCTTTAAGATAATTAAATTGTATTCTTGCACTATACTCAAGAGGAGGTGTAGCTACAACGGCTGTTTGTTGATTAATTTCTACCTCATCAGTAAGACCTTGTCCATTTCTAAATACTATTTTTCCACTTCTTGGTGAACCAGTAGTGTTTATTTGAGTAGCCATTGAGTTTCTTCCCATTACTACTGCACCTGGGAATTGAACCCAACTAGGTTTACTTACAATAGTTACTGCCGTACTAGAATCTACATTGATATTGAAATATGCTGCATTTGAAGCTACTGAAGTTTCTGAAGGTGAAGCATTTAAAAATTTTGGAGGTGGTGTAACTTTCTCATATGGAAATGCTACATTATAGGCTACAGTTGATTTTTTCCCATCAGATTTTTTAATAGGGTCTGTAAACACATTTTCAGATACTTTTGTATTACCATTAAATAATTGAATAGTATGTTGTCCATTGGCAGTAACTCTAACAAGTCTGTATTGAGTACTTGAAGTTTTTCCACCAGCTCTAGCTACAAATGTTGATATTGTTTGTGTACCTCTCGTACCATATGGTAATGTAATTGTTGTTCTACTACTACCTTGAGCAATACCATTTAAACCTGTATTTGATGCAGTAACAACTGAAGTTCCTGCGGGATGATTTGCACCCCTTCCATAATTCATTAGAATTTCTAACGTATGTGGTTTATCTCTTGGAGGTGTAGCACATGCGATATCTGCTACATCTTTGTAAACTCGTTGGAGGTTATTACCATTTGTATCAACTCTAATTGCTACATTATCTTCTGTCCAATACCATTTTGCTCCTCCATTGAATATCTTTCTTAATTGAGAATCTGCCCAAAATCTAGGTGCAGCAAAGTTATCACCCATATCCTCTTGTGGATATACAGTTACAGGTCTTTCTCTTCTATTAACCACAAAGGCAGAACAATAATCATCAAAAGGGCCATATAATTTATATGGTCTTGTAAGTCCTCCTCCTCTTCCTCTTCCTCCACCTAAATCATCATCTAACTCGACGAGTCTGTTAAATGGGTTACCAAAGTTTTGATTACCATCTCTTCCACCAGAGATGATTCGAGCTCCATTGTCTGGGTCAACACGATTATTATTAATTCTGCTACTAATCGGAGGTGCCGAATAGGTCATTACTCCAGGATTAGTGGTAGAAAAATTTGAAGTATTCGGATTTGCAGCCTGTGGTTGTGTATTGTTTGCCGCACCTCTTGGTTGTATGTTCTCTGCCGGCGGCGGTGGCGGCGGCGGTGGTGGTGGCGGCGGTGGCGGTGGTGGAGGTGGAGTAGGATTTGGTCTCGGTGCCGGTGTGTTGTTTGTCGGTGCCGGTATATTGTATGGACTAGTTGATGGAATTATTGGTAAATTTATCTTTATGTTACTAAAGTCAATTGGAGGTAGTTTAAAACCAGATTTAGTTCCATAGCTTTTGGCTAAAGAATCATCTGTTCCTCCGAACTTGTTGTTACCAAAATTATTATTAAAAAATCTAAAATCCATCCTTACTTCCTACTAATATGTACCCCATCTGTTACTACTTCCTCTTGCAGAACCTGGTAGTTTAAGACCTGTGCCTGTATATCCTATATCACCAAGTACATTGTTAAATCCTAAATCAATAGGCCCGAAATCGAAATCAAAATCGAAATTAAAATCCAAATCACCTAAGTCAAATGGTTTTATTACGATATCATCAAAATCAATTGGACCTAAATCAATTGGGTCAGGTGGAGTATCATCTATTCTAATATCATCTAGTTGTGGTGTAAGTGTTTGTTTAACCACGATAGATTTGGTATCCCCCTCTTGATTCGTAAATGTTATCTTTACTCTTCTAAAATTTTTTATTATGTTAGTTGGTGCAATCATCTCTTATATAAATATCTCACTACCTTAATTGTTCGAACTGTTTTGGTAATCTAAATCTTTCTTCTTCAGGTAAAGGTCTACTTCCGCCTCCTCCTCCTCCACCTCGTGGTGGTGGTGGTGGTGGCCCATCATCTATTCTAGGTGAAGGTTGTCCATTAAACTTTATTGGGAATAATGTACTACCAGCTGGTAAACTTGTTACTAGTGATTTAGCCCAAGCACTACCATAATATCCACCTTCATCTAATAGGTCTATTCTTATTGTAACTGGTGATGTTGATTCAACATTAAATTGTTTCCGTCCTCCTTCAATACCAACAGTCATTTGTACAGGTGTCACCTTTAAACTAGATGGTGCATCTACAATCTCATCCTCTTCCTCTTCAGTTTCTTCTTCTGTATAATCATCAACTGTATTATCTTCTTCAGTAACTACTGGTTCATATGTGGTGTCATTTGTAAGTTCTGTTATAAATTCTCTTACATCAACCGATGGGTCAAACGCTGTAGTTACAAAGTTATCATCTTGTACATTTCTCTTAGGTAATAACATATCAACAATATCACAAGTTATTCTTAGGATATTTTTTAAGATATCATTAATATCTAAAAACACATCATCAACTTGGTCTGCAGGAAGTGGTTTCCCATAATTTATTGATTTTGGATTGTAATCTTTACCATCCACATAATACCTTACTGCCTCTCTAACCTTTAGAGTTACATTTTGTATAAGTTGTTCAAAGTTTTGTACATTAAATTCTTTTTTTATTTGGTCTACATATGCTCTACCAAATCTACTTATCATTTTTTCAATTACATCATTGAACTTTATACTATCTAAAAATTCATCTATATAATAAACTACATCATCTCTAAATGTTTTACCTGATGTAAATCCATCATATCTTTTAAATAAATCCTCATCAACTGTACCATCTGGATTTGTAACTGGTACTAATCTAACCTCAGTTCGTGATGGTGCAATTTCATGGATATATAGTTTTTCAGTATTATATCTACCTACTCTATTATTTAGTAATTGAAATTGTGTTTTAAATAATCCTTGATTATATCCAGCTTCTCTAATTAATTTTTCTACATCTACAAAATATTCTACGATATCATCACCTGAATCTTTTACTAGAAAGTATTCAGTTATGTTTAATTGATTCAAAGATATATGACGTGTTAATTCACCACTATCTCCTTGTGGTAATTGGTTATCAGATGCATCATAAAGTGTAAACTCTAAAAAATCTTCTTTACCAGAGCCAAACCTAGAAAGCTTCTTACCTCTTTCGATAATAGCTCTATCTTTATCTAACACTCTAAACGCCGTGCGTTTATCTATATTTTTAAAATCTTCTACTGCCATTATTAATTACCTGTTGCTGATACATCAACTCCCTCTTCTACTGTATGTACTCTTGGACCTGGATTATCTTGTGCATAAGCCTTAACCTTGTAATCTCTTGAGTATGAGTAGAATAATTCTAATGAATCACCCTTGTTATTTGTAAACGTTATATCTAAAGTTGGGTATCTTCTCCAACCAGTTGTATTATCTTCTTTCCATCCACCAGGTCTTTTAAATCCACAATTGATTGATGTGGCACCAGGTGTTGCTGTTTTTCCTAAATCTTCATTGTACCCAATACCCGCAGGGATTGAGAATGAACTCGGTAAAGATATTGTACCAGGTTGTCCGCTATGTCCTTGTGGGTGTACTTTACTTACACTAACTGTCATTGGTTGTTCAGTAAAGTTATAGAATACCAACTCTCCACCATTAACCTTTTTATAGTTACCATAATCCCAATTGATAAACAATCCACCTTTTTGAGGATTTGTAATATTCAGTGCAGGAATCTTATATGCAAAATTATTTTTTTCTTGTTGTAGTGATGAGTTCAAGTAGTTAGTTTCTATCTCAGCTTCTATTTGAGCTTGTTGTGCCTCAATCGCTAATAGAGATGCTTCTAATCGAGCTCGTAGTGCTTCAAATCTTGCTTCAAGTGATACTCTTTCAACTGCCTCTTGAGTTGAACGTTCAATTGCTTTTTGAAGTTCTAATACAGTTTCTCTAAATTGGTCTGATAATGCGATATATAAGTTTTCTAGTTCTGCCAATGCTGTTTCTGCAGCAATTCTTTGTTCTAATTGTGTATCTCTATCTGCAGTCATTGCTATTAACTGAGAAGTTAAATCTTGAACGTTTGTTTCTAGTTCTGTAATTCTTGCATTTGCAGTTGCTAAATCTGCAACTACTTCATCATATACTGATTTTAGAACAACTGCCGGTAAATCTTTTCTATTTCTTACAAGTTCATCAACACCAATATCAATTGCTTTTTCAATCTCTTCTGGTATATACTTGGGTACTTCGAGAAAGGCAACAGATTCTCCATCCTTCTTATTTGCTGCAAGATGGATTTGTCTAGTATTCTCTTCGTAATACTTGACAGTTTCCGAACTATTCTTTTCGATTAATTCTTGTGCTCTTTCTTTATCTCCTAATGCCATTATTTAACCACTTCAAATGTTATATCATCATCAAAATATTCAACAGTATCACTTCTTTCAACTTTAAATTCAACTTTATATTCTCTGTTAATTTCAAAGTTTGTAAGATTTACTTTAAAATAATTACCATTTGCATCACATGATAGTTTTGAATAATCACCAAATGGAATTATAATATCGTTACTGTTTAAATCAGATATTTGATAATATGATGAAGTTGGTAAATAATTTACATCGTTGTATGCAAAAGTATTTGAGAAAGTTCTAGCAGGATATAATTCCCTACCATGAACTTCAATTTTTGGAGTTGTACCTACTTTGTATGATTTTTTTAATCGTTTTGTATTTAACTTAATATCTTCTGTAAGAGTTAATGCTGATAATGAACCTGTTTCGAATACTGAATCATCCCAACCTATTTTTATTTTTGGTTGATGAATCGTATGAGTTTCTTTACTAAAGAACTTAAGTTGGCCATAATCATTATTATCATTCTCAAATGCACTTGTATGTTTAAGAATAAACCCTTCGTTTGTTAGAGAACCACTAATCCATGAATCTACTGCAGAAAGAACATCCATATTAATATCACTAGATTCATATGCAAAAGATTGAGTTGCAGCAGAACCAGTAAACCAAGTACCTCCCTTACCATTGTAAGAACCACTTGATTCTGGACTCATATCACCTACTAACCAATCACTACCATCTGTTCTCTGATTCCATGTTACACCATCAGTTGTAATATCATCAAACCTAGTACCTATACCCATTTCCCAAGATTGTGAAACTGGATATGCCTCAATTGTATATTCAAGAGGAATCTCGGTTGATTCACATTCTCTAAGAATAAGTTCTGCAGAACTCATTGTTACTGCACCACTTGCAAGTGATGATGATAATCCATTAATATCAAATTTAATCAATGAACGTGCTGTATCTTTTAAAGAACCATAATATACTTTGGACACTTCAAGTACTTCATCCAAACCTGTATTTTGAGTTGGTTGTTGTAAATATAAACTCGCGTCCTTCGATGATGTAACGAAATAATACATTATATGATTCTCCCTTTTATATCTTGGTTTGGATACTTCAGTTCAAATACTGATGGGTCTAACGAAGGATATATGATGTTGCTCCTTGTTGCCTCTTCAAAGTTATATGAACGTGCAGAATAGTTTCCTCCACATTTATTTTTAAATTCTAATTTTGAAACAGAAACAACTCCTTCTATGTTTGCAAGAATTAATTCTACTTCATTTATGTTGATTGTATCGTTGAATGTCCAATTATCAATATTAAAGTAATCTTGTAATGCAAGGTTACAATTAGTAAGAACTTCTCTTCTGTTGTACCCCGTCAGAGCAGTTACATCGAACTCTATCGCAAAATTGATAACATACCCATCAATGATATTAATACCATCTGTAATCATCTTATAATTGTTTAGATATCTTTTTAAGTTCTCTTTAACTGCAGAGTTTAGGATTGTTAAGTTTTTACTTGAGTTATATCCAAGAGTATAGATGTTAATACTAAATGGATTTGATTTATCATTTGCTCTGTTCTTCTTACCTGCTAAGAATAAATCAACATTTCTTTTTATCTCACTTCGTTGTAAGGTTCTGTTTTTATCAACCAAATCTACAAATTCTTTTTGTGATTCTGGTGCTGCAATAACTGAAGCTGGTGAGTTGGCATCTAATTTGTTATCTTGTATAACAAACGCCTTTGCAACAGAACCAAACTTTGCCGGCATTGCCAAACATCTAACTACATAATCTTGAGCAGTTACGGCTCTGTTCTGAGCTCCAAAGTAAGCCAATGCGTTTTCTTTTATTTCTTTTATAGTTTCTGCACCTCTACCTCCTGTTGCTGGAATTTCGTTTTCACAAGCAACTGAGTTAATTACAGTACTATATAATTGTTTTTCTGCATCGGTGAATGATGCGATATCAGTATCATACTGAATATCTGTTATTTGTTTTACATCACCTTTCTTAACATTTGATTGAATTCCACCACCTACAAAGTACTTAACTGTAACTGTTGTGTTGGTTGGTGATTGTCCATATGATTTTGTTTTTAAGAAGTTTGCAGGGTCATAGTATTCAGATAATCTATTATTTGAATTAGTTAACCCTAATCCTATATTATCAAAGTTTGGTACTATCAACTCATCACTAACGTTAGAATCACCAGAACCAAATTGAATTGTAGTTGTAAAATCTTCATTAACTACTGTTGTAAATCTTCTTGGTGTTCTTAATGTTTTTAATATTGATGGTACATCTTCTCTAAACTGAAATAAATCAGGTTCGTTTGCTGCTGTATTTGGATAATCTATATAAACAAGTTCTTGTCCAAGATAAGGTACTTCATAATATTTGTTTGCGTTTGCATCTCTAACATCATATATTGATATTACATTTGTATCTTTTAAATCTATTTTGGCAAAATCTGCACGAGGGCCGAAGTCAATATCAATTTCTTTTAGAGTTGCAGACATTGCTTTTACTTTTTTCTTAACCAAATAGAACTCTGGGTCATTAGTACTAGTATTTCTTGAATATACTGTAATTTCTCTATTAGCAGATTCGTTGAAATCTAATAACTCTTGAGTTACAAATTGTATTCCATCTACCGATGTTGCAACCATACCTTGTTGAACTCTAAGATAAAATTTTGTATCTGGTTCATAATCATTTGCAGAACCAGCTTTATATTTTGATGGTACAAGTTGATATATAGTTAATTCGGTAACCGCTGGGGAAGTTACTTTTGTTTTATATCCTAAGTACTTGGCAAGTGATAAAACGTTTCTCTTATCCTCTGCATACGGCATTAAGGATTCTTTTAAGGTATCATCAATATAGTATCCTAAAACATCTCCAATATACGATGCCATTTCAATGAACATCATACCTGGTGATGATTCATTAAAATCTGCATGAGTTTTTGGAAAATAAGTTTTAGCAAATTCTATAAGATTTTGTCTAAAAGACCCAAAGTCCTTGTTAAGGTATTTTAATGATTTACCTTTATCCTTAAAGTTCGAATTTACATTATTATTTATTGCCATTTTATGTACCCAACGTAAATGTTACTGTTTGTAAATCTAAAGTTTCCCCTACTTTAAATTTAATTTCAACACCTACTTTATTTCTGTCTTTATTACTATCAGATATATCTATAAATATATCGTCAATTGTTATATATGGTAACCATTGAGAAACTGATTCAGTAATTGTATCAGAAACTCGTGTTTCAAATGTTTCATCTATTGGTTCAAATAAAAGAGTTTGTAATCCACTACCAAACTCTGGTTGTAAAAATCTTTCTCCCTTTTTAGTTAACAATAGATTTCTTAAATTACTTTTTGCTTGGTCAAATGTATTGAAATTTTGTTCAAAGAAACCACCATTACCATTTTTAATTGGCAAAGATAATCCTACTGCATAATCGTTAAATTCTTCAGTATCAATTACTACTTTCTTTGAAATCTCGTAAGCCATTTATTATTCCTGACCAGGTCTCCAATTTTTCTTTTTATCAAATGCTTTTACCAAAGAACTATTATCTCTGTTTAAAACTCTATCCAATCCAGCCAATCCTGTCTGAACTCCTAAACCTGTTGATTTAGATGCACCACCCATATTCATATTACCATACCCCATTTGTGCTGCCATTGAATGTTGCAGGTTCGGTGGTACACCTCCTCCCATCGCAACGTTATGTCCTCCGAATCCTACTGTTTTATCCATTTGTTCAAATGGTTTAGTATTTTGTAACGCCTCATTTAACGCTGGATTGTTGGAATACGTTTTAGTATTTGTTTGTTGTCTATCATCTTCCAATACAGCTGTTGCAAGGGAGAATGGGTCAACATCTTGTTGATTTGTTATTGGTTGTTTTGATTCTTGAATTCTTTTTATTTCTTCTTTAAGAATCTTGGGAAAGGTTTTACTCAAAAACTTTTCTTGTTGTTTTGCAACCTCTGCCTCTACCAATACCTTCACCAATTTAGCTAATTTTTTCGCTTCCATAATTAATTAAGTTTGTTTAAACTAAGTTTTCTCTTTATATAAATATTGATTCTTTATTTTTTGGATATTATCCAGGAATTTGGTATCCTTTCCAAGTTCTAACACCTGGCCCTGGCAAAGGAGTAGGTGCTGTTGGATACAATGATGTTGTTATAATAATTCCCTCTACTGTCATTAAGTGTGCAACTATTGCCAAAGCTAATACATCTACGAATGATTTTACTGAGTTAGTTGGTGGTGTTGGAATATTTGTTGACCATTGACCTGGATTTATAATTAAGTGAACTTGTGATGATATATTTTGTATTGTTCCATCTGCAGGAATAGCAGGTGGTGGAAATAATCCTCCTTGTGCACCTAACCAATATGCCTTAAACGCAGGGCCCCAATCTTGAATGTTTAATGTACCACTCTGTTTAAAGTTATTCATTCTAAAGAAACCTTTTAATATTAATTCCATTGTTGCAGTATTTCCCGTCTGAAGTGGTACTGCATTTAAAAGGTCAGTTCCTCGTTTTACTGCTCCATCATATTGTGATGTTAAGTATTCAGCAAAATCATCACTTGAGTCTGGTTCAGTACTCATGTATCTTATTAAATTACTTTTAAATAGATTTAGTGACATTAGTTTGTGAAATTAGCAGGTGATAATATATTTTTTAATTTACTTTTTATAGAATTATATTTTGGTGCATTTACAGGTGGACCAGATGGGCCTGCAGGAGTTGGATGTGTTTCAGATGCTAATTCTGTAAGTAATTCATCTAATAACTTTACCAATTCATTTCCTCTTACAAGTTGTTCATTAGAATCATCTCCAATGTGTATTTCACCTGAACCTGCGAATAAATTAAAATCATTATCGGTGGTTACTATGTTTATATTATCACCAGTTGTAATATCAATTCCAAGTGCATTATCAATTGACATTCCTTTATCTGATATAAATCCATAGTTACCTTTAGAATAAAAAATCATTTCAGCATTTTTTGATGAAAAGATTAATCTTCCACTACTAATTAAAATTTGGTCACCTGTTAAATCATCTGCAGAAGGATAATCTTTAAATGTATCAGGTGTTGTTTCAAAATCAGAAGTACCTTTATCATCAACAGTACCTGGTATGAAGGGTAGTTGATAATCTCGTGAACCCATTACTATTGTAGAACCATCTCTATTGACATCTTCTAGTGTTGTTCCACCGATTTTTTGTGATGAAAACTCTCCTTGAGATTCTCTTGATGGGTCTGATTCTCTGTTTCGTATAATAGTTGTTGGTGAGAATTTATTATCATCGTTGTTGTATCCACTAAATCTTAGTGATTGACCAAAACGAGATTCTATTATAGTATCACCTTCAAATAATTTTAATCTATGTATCTTGGCATCTGCCTCAAAATAATCACCATAATCTCCTTGATTACTAGTACTACCTCCTTGTGGTTGTGATACACCAGTAGATGAATTATCACCATAACCACCTCCACCACCACTTTTATCTGAACTACCAAATGTTTCTCTATAAAGAACTAAACCTTCGTTTGATACGTTTGGTGTACCTGCAATATTAAATTGACGATAAAACTTTTTACCTGCCATTCTAATTATCTGAACTTCTTCTCCCAAGACTGGAAGAGTTCTAATTGTTGCGTCAAGTGGATATACTATTGGAAGGTCTTCGTCTTGAACTTCTGAATTAGATAATGTTCTTACTCTAACCCCACCTATCTTACCAGTATGTATATCTGATGCGTCAATGCCATCTACCTGTCCTACTTCTTTGAACTTAGGTAATGATTTATTAGTTTCATCTAAAATTACATCTATTACAATACCAGTATCACTTCTACTTTTGGATTGTGTTCTTTGTTTAGATGTTTGTACGTTGTTGTCACTAAATTTAAACATTTTTATTTACCTTCTGTTTTAATTCTTCAACTTCGTTTGTTAGTTCATCAACCTTTGTATCGTGTTCATCGGAAACTTCTGCAATGGTATCTTCTAGTTGTGATAGTAATTGTTCTTTTTCTTTATCTGTTAAGAATCCGCTATCTCCTTCTGCTTTGTTTTGAGCTCCAATCATTCTTTGTGCAATTGCTGCCATTTTGATTAATGATTCATCATTTCGAACTGAAGTATCAACTAAATCTTTTATGATTGGTCCAATTACTGCCATATCACCAGAATGTCTAATTACCTTCTTCATTTCGGCAATCAATTCTGATATTCTTGATTTTTTATTTTGCTGGTTATCGTAGATGTCTTTAAACAATCCACTTAAATCTTTACCAGGAAATAATTCAAAGTTTGTACTCATAATTTTTATACATTATCTCATATATAAATATCATAAACGAAAAAACCTCACTTTTTCAAGTGAGGTTAGTTCTTAAACGCGTTATGTTAATCAATAGTTATTACTTTTTGATTATGTGGTAAAGTACGAAAGCACCAACAAGTCCTAATAGACCTTCAGCACTCAAACCTCCTAAAATGCCCATGATGTTATCAACTACTGATACCTCTGGCCAGAATGGGATGTCTGCACCTTTGAAGAGTACTTCAAGTACAACTCCTAAGGCTATGATACTAATACCAATTTTTGTAAGTTCTTCAGCCCAAGAGCCGATTTTTTTCAAAAATTCCATATGCTTCTCCTTTGTTTTAATTAGAAAAATAACTTTCTCATATTACAAAACGTCGGACATGTCAGTAATAACTATGGTATATATGAAGTAAAAAGTATGTTTTAGAATTTCACACCGATTGTGTGAACTATATCAGGTGTCAATAAGAAAACCCAACCTTACGGGGTTGGGTTTCTATCTAATCACTTTGAATTACGATTAGTCATTTAGAGCCACAATCGCCTTCAATCTTTTGATTTCAGCCTTCATTTGTTCGTACTCTATCTGTTCATAAGTATAACGAGGTTGTCCTTTTGGTTTAATCCAAACCAACTTTCCTCTCTTATACAACGCCTTTGTACCTACATCATCACTCCAATAAGAGTGGACTAATAGTTTGCCATCTTCTGTTCCGATGTATGTTCCCTTTTGATGTATAGAACCATCTTCGTTGTAAGCTCTATACTCGTAAAGATTGTTGTCTATCTGTGTAATAACTTTGGTTTGACCAAAGAGGGATAGTGAACACAGAGATAATACTAGGATTGCTATTATTTGAACAATCTTTACTTTTGGTAATTGTTCTTTCATAATTCCTCCTTTAGTATAAATATACCAATGTTAAGAAATTGTTATGTAAATGTAAAATTATTGTATTTTTTTTGTAAGAAATACGTTCCCTAATACTAAATAATCCATATCACATTTCATAAACGTATCAATGGCCTCTTGTCCATCTCTAACCATAGTTTGGTCTTTTAGATTGAATGAAGTATTAAGTAGTATTGGATATCCAGTCAGTTTTCCATACTCTTGTAACAATCGATGTATTCTTGGATTAAATTTATTGGTAACTGTTTGTACTCTTGCAGAACCATCAGTATGTGTTATTGCTGGAAGTTTATCTTGGTGTTCATCATTTACTCGTATGATTTGATTCATATAAGGTATATGATATGGTGGATTAAAAAATTTAGTTCTATGTTCTAAGGTTACCATTGGTGCAAACGGTCTAAATCCTTCTCGTTTTTTTACAACCATGTTTACCCTCTTCTTCATTTGTGGGTCTCTTGGGTCTGCTAAGATAGAACGATTACCCAACGCTCTTGCACCAAACTCTAACCTACCTTGAACCCATCCAATAATATTTCCTTCAGATATTAGTTTAGAAACTTTTTTAAATAAAGTATTATCAGGTATAACTTCCCAATGAACTCTTTTATCATTTTTACATAATTCAATAAAATCTTTATTTGTTTGTTCTGGTCCTAAGAATGGTGTTTTGTTTGAAACTCGTTTATTATTACTTCTATTGTAATGAAACGCTAAAAGTGCACCAATTGCAGAACCGGCATCAGAAGGAGCTGGTGGAATCCATAATTGTTTAAATTTTGTTCTTTCTAAAATCTTTCCATTTGCAGTTCCATTATATGCACAACCACCACTTAAACATAAATTATTAGATTTAGATTCAACTTGTAGTTTATCTAATAATCTAAAGAATAAAAATTCATATGTATTTTGCAATGCTGCTGCTATATTTCTGTGTATATCATTTATTGGTTCTTCTGGTAATCTATTTGGAATTTCAAATAACTCTGATAATTTAGAATTAAACATTGTCTTATCTGAATATTCGTATGTAAAATATTTCATGTTTAATCTAAACCCACCATCATCAGTTAAGTAAAATAATTTTTGAAACTTTTTGTGATGAAATAAATGTGTACCATATGGTGCCAATCCCATAACTTTATATTCACCCTCGTTTGGTTTAAATCCTAAGAATGCTGTTATTGTAGAATATAATAATCCTAAAGAATGTGGAAACTCAATCGATTGTATTGGAATGTTTTGGTTACCATTGAAAACTGAAAGTGTAGTTGTTTCATATTCCCCAACACCGTCAACAGTAAGTACTGCAGAATCTTTAAATGTAGAAGTATAATAAGCATATGCTTTATGAGATAAGTGATGGTCTCCATATACTACTTCTATATTTTTATGAAAGTATTTTCTGATACTATTATAAACATCATCTTTTGAAAAAAGTGAATTTATTAATATCTTACTATTACCTATTGGATTTTTAAAAAATGTTCTTTTGGCAACATCTTTTATTCTATTCTTTTTTTCAGATGGATTCTCATAATAACAAACAATTTCTATATCATGTATTGTTAGATTATTACTTTCTAAAATCCAGTCAATAGAGTTAGAGGGAAACGAGTTATCGTGCTTGATACCAGTAAATCTTTCTTCTTCTACTGCAGATAAGATGTGTCCATCTTTCATTAATGCAGCAGCAGAATCGTGATATCCAAATGATAATCCGATTACATATTTACCCTTCCCAACTAAACTCATCTCTACTATCGGTTGTAAATTCTCCTACTTCTAGGTATTCATTTAAAATCTTTCTCTGATGTTGTTTCATTACGTTAACTACTTTTGTTATGTAATGTGTTTTAACAT